CCTTGCCACCTTGTTCACAAGTGACACTCTGTATGGCGTAGCCGCCTTGCGTAGTGCCGCTTCAACTGGTGCGGCTAAGTCTTCTTCCATGTTTGCTTTGGTTGTTCCTAGCTAATTGCAGTTGTCCCTCCTACTTCTAGCAATAGGGGTAGGGGGACTTTTTTAACCTAATTAGGAGAAACAAAAATGGCAGCAGCAACAGCAGTAGTTTCCCGCCGTGGAAACGATCAATTTCGTGGACTGTTTACAGATACTTGGGATGTTTCCTGTACTTTAGATAGCGCATCAGTCGCTACTACAGCTACAGCTACAGACACAGTAACTGTTGCAGGAGTTTTGTTGGGTGACATGGTTATCGGTATGTCTATTGGCGTTAGTGAAGCTGGATTGGTTCGTAGAGCCTATGTTTCAGCCGCTAACACAGTGACTATTGTGACCTACAACCCAACAGGAAGTTCTATTAACTTAGACTCAACCACATTGCAATTAATCATTGGTCGCCCCGTTCAATAAGGGTGAAAGATAGGGGGGCTAGTCCCCCCTTTCTAATTTAAGGGGTTTTATGGCTACTTTTCGTTGTTTACAGTCGGGTAATTGTGTAACTTTTACCCTCCAGCATGACATTGACTCTATGAAGGGTCATCAGGGTTATGTTAGAGTAGACGAACCAGAAGTAACCATAGAATCTGTAGAATCAGATACTAGAACAGATACCGCATTTGCGCCTGTCATGCCCACAATTAAGCGTTTGGGAAGACCAAGAAAGGTAGCAAATGTCTGAAGTAGATGCTAGAGATTTCGGCAAGTTAGAGGCTCAAGTAGCGGCTCTACAGAAGGAAATGCACAGTCTTAGTGCAGACGTAAAGTCACTTCTAGAGTTGGCAAACAAGGGTAAAGGCGGCTTTTGGATGGGTATGACCATAGCCTCATTTGCTGGTGGCATTGTCACTTTCCTTGCCGACAGGATATGGCGATGAAAGAAGGACTGCTTTCAGGCAAGGTTTGCCCACTTCCTACTCAGGATATAGTGTTAAACCTTAAAAATAGAAACAATGCTTTCAAGAAGTTTGGGTATGGCCCTCCTAACCCAGATGAGCCTAATGAAGCGTTTTGGCTGAAAAAGGCCAAGATGTATAACGCACCTACTGATGAAGTTAAAACTGCTATTTGCGGCAACTGTGCGGCATTTATTCAGACACCCAAGATGATGGACTGCATCAAAGGCGGCTTGGAAAAAGGCAAGGATTCAGAGAATGAACTTGACTATGACCAGCAGTTTATTGATGCCGCTGATCTGGGTTTTTGTGAGTTATTCCACTTCACTTGTGCGGCAGCTAGGACTTGTGATGCTTGGAAATCTGGTGGTTCAATTAAAAAGGATTGATATGAAGACTAAGCCCAAAACTCCCGCTAAAACACCCGCTAAAAAGGGTATTCCTGTGTCAATCATGGTTGCTATTGGTAAGCCAAAAATGGGTTTGCCTATGCGTGGTGGTAGGACTGCTACCAACATGATGAAGAAATCTTCAAGAGGTAAATAATGTCATCAATCTCTGCTCCTGTCACCCTGCTTAGTGCTGTTGGCGCTACAGGTGCATCTAAAGCCGTTCAAGTTGATGGTGGTCAACCAGCATTCTTGCAAGTTTCAGGCATTACATCAGCTACTGTTGTCTTGCAAGGTAGTCTAGATGGTACTAACTGGTCAACCATTGGTACAGCCTTAACTGCTGATGGAATGATTACAGTTGCCAATGCTCCTAAGTATTTGCGAGCAAATTGCACAGTTTATGCGTCTGGCACGATTACAGCCAAAATCCTGTACTAAGGAGAAACCCTATGAAAATGACTAAATCTCAGAAAAAGGTCAAGAAGGTAATGGGGGAGTTCAAGGAAGGTACTTTGCACTCTGGTAAGAATGGCAAGGTTGTCAAGTCTAAAGATCAAGCAATTGCGATTGCATTATCAGTTGCAGGAAAGGCTAAGAAGAAATGAAAGCTGGACTCTACGCCAACATTAATGCAAAACAGGCTCGTATCAAGGCAGGGTCTGGCGAGAAGATGAACAAGGTGGGATCTAAGGCTGCACCTACTGCTGCTGACTTCAAACAAGCGGCAAAGACTGCAAAGAAGCCTAAAAAGGTGAAGTAGATGAAAACACCCACTTGGCAAACAAAAGCTGGTCAAAATCCAAAAGGCGGCTTGAATGCCAAGGGTAGATCATCTTATAATGCAGAAACTGGTGGCAATCTGAAGCCTCCAGTAAAGTCGGGGGATAACCCTCGCAGAGCAAGTTTCTTGGCTCGTATGAGTGGCAATGATGGCCCTGAGTACGACAAGAAAGGTGAACCAACAAGACTGCTTCTTTCGCTCAAGGCATGGGGTGCAACCTCAAAGGCTGACGCAAAGGCAAAAGCTAAAGCTATCTCCGCAAGGAATAAGGCAAAAGCTAAATGAGAGCATTATCAGTTGGAGTTAGTCCCACAGCGGCAGTAGACACTACAGTCTATACCTGTCCTACTGGCTATTACTCTAAATTTACTGTAATGTATATACACAATACAGGCGGGTCTACCAAGCATATAACTGTTCAATGGTTTGACGCAAGTGCTAATACCACTCTTGATATATTGACCTCCTATGACTTTACATCAAAAGCCTATTTGCAGTTTGATGGTAATGCCTACATTGTTTTAGAAGAAGGCGACAAAATAAAAATAACTACACAATCTGCAAGTTCATTCAGTTTTATAGCAACATTTGAAGAAGAAGGGTTGACAAGAACATGACCTACCTTGAACTTGTAAACGATGTACTCGTAAGGTTGCGTGAGCCAACAGTAACAACTGTCGTTCTCAATTCGTATTCAACTTTGATTGGCAAGTTTGTCAATGATGCTAAACGTCAGGTTGAAGATTCTTTTGCTTGGAATGTTTTGGGTCAAACCATTACTGTTACCACTGCGGCATCTACAGCATCTTATTCTTTAACAGGTGCTGGTCAGAAGTTTCAAGTGATGGATGTAATCAATACCACAAGCAATGTTGGCCTTACTAACATCAGCTTTGTGGACATGAATCGTAAACTAAACTTTACGCCACTTGCTAATCAAATACCTACAGAATTTGCCTTTGATGGCGTTGATGGTAGCTATAACACTAAGGTAAATCTATACCCAATACCTGATGGTGTTTACACGATCAAATTTGCTTTAACAGTGCCACAGGCTACCTTGGCATCAGATTCAACTGTTGTGCTTGTTCCTGATGTTTTAGTGGCTCAAAATGCCTATGCTCGTGCTTTGGTAGAGCGTGGTGAAGATGGTGGCTTGTCTTTTTCTGAGGCGTACCAGTTGTACAAATCCATGTTGTCTGACTACATTGCTTTGGAAGGCACTCGTTATCCTGAGAATCAGGAGTTTGTTGCGGTATGAGCAAAGCCCTCCAAGTTTCTAGCGTATCAGCACCAGCTTTTCTGGGGTTGAATACACAAGACCCATCGTTAGAAATATCGAGTGGGTTTGCTGGTATTGCACTTAACTGCGTCATTGACAAGTTTGGTCGATTGGGTGCGAGGCAAGGGTATCAAAACATTAACACTTCTAGCGGCACGTTAGGCTCAAATCAAGTCACAGTCATCCATGAATTGATTCAAACAGATGGCACACTTACTGTATTGTTTTTTGGTAACGGCAAGCTATTCAAACTTGGTTTGACAACAGCGGGTGCTGTAGCCGAATACAACATTGCTCAATATGGCTCTAACGCTACACCTCTTGCCGAATACACGCAAGGCGTGGCAGGGTTAGGTAGTATTGTTGAATTAACTTATGGCGGTGGCGGTACTGCACCAACATTCAATGCAGGAAACTGGCAAGCTGCAAGTCTTAACAATGTAGTGTATTTCTTTCAAATAAATAACGATCCAATTATTTATGACCCTGCTGTATCTACCACAACTTTCCGCAGAGTAACTGAAAAGTCAGGTTACGTTGGTACTGTGCCAAAAGCAAATGTGGCTATCTCTGCGTATGGACGTATTTGGGCGGCTAATACAACTACTAACAATACAACAGTCTATTTTAGCGACTTGTTATCAGGTCATGTCTGGTCTACTGGTACTTCAGGCTCATTAGATGTTTCCCGTGTGTGGAGTAACGGCGCAGATGAAGTAATGGGATTGGCAGCGCATAACGGATTTTTGTTTATCTTTGGTAGACGACAAATCTTGGTTTATGCAAATGCTACTACTCCATCAACTATGACGCTTTCTGACACTATCTCAAGTGTTGGTTGCATAGCAAGAGACACAATACAAAACACAGGCAAGGATGTTGTTTTCTTGAGTGGCAGTGGTTTGCGTTCTGTTTTGCGAACAGTGCAAGAAAAGTCTGCTCCTTTAGGTGACCTGTCTAAGAACATTAGAAACGATTTCTTAGCTACAGTCGCAAGTGAATCAGAAGACCAGTTAAGAGCAGTCTATTCTGAACAAAATGGTTTTTACCTCTTAACTTGCCCCACAGCGGGAAAAGTTTTCTGCTTTGACACAAAGACAACTTTAGAAGATGGGTCTTATCGTGTAACGATATGGGACAGCATTGCTCCAAAAAGTTTTTGCTCTCGTAGGAATGGAGATTTACTCATTGGTCAAACTGGTTTTGTAACAAAATACACTGGTTACCAAGACAATACTTCGGCTTACCGAATGCAATACTACACAAACAATGCTGACTTGGGCAATGATGGGCAAACCTCAATCATCAAGAAAATCAAGATTCTTGTTGTAGGTGGTAGTAACCAAGCAATATCTATATTTTGGGGCTATGATTTTTCATCAAGCTACCAATCGCAGACAGTTTCCATACCAACGCAATCTGTGTCTGAATACGGCATTGGCGAATACAACATTGCACAATATGCAACAGGCATAATTTTGGAAGAGTTGACTGCATACGGAAACGGGTCAGGAAAAGTCGTTCAAACAGGATTTGAGATTAACATTAACGGGTCACCAATTTCTTTCCAAAAGATTGAGATTCAAACCAAACTAGGCAAACTTGCATAAGGAGCAACCATGTCAAACTATACAAAAACAGTTAACTTTGCAGCCAAAGACGCACTTACAACAGGTGACTCTAACAAGGTTGTCAAAGGTACAGAGATTGATACCGAGTTCAATAACATTGCGACTGCGGTTGCAACAAAGTTTGATACTTCAAGCACTGTAGCAGTAGCCAATGGCGGCACAGGTGCAACAACAGCCGCAACTGCTGTAAGCAATTTAGGCGCTTTGCCAGCAGCTAACCCATCCTATACAGGTACGTTAACTGGTGGTACGGGTGTTATTAACATTGGCTCTGGACAACTAGGAAAAGATGCTTCTGGAAATCTTCTAGTGGGTACTACGGCTGCAACTCTTAGCACCAACACATTTACTGTTGCGGCAGCTAAACCAGCGCTTGTTTTGGGTAATAGCACATCTGCAGACTCATCTGTTGCTTTAGCACTTATAAAATATGGATCAACAGCTAGTACATCTCAGCTATATGCTTCATTCTCTTATAACTCTGGTTCTAATGGAAATGGAGCAATTGCTGGCAATGGTGATTCACAAGCAACATTTATTAGTAGCTCTGACGCTAGATTAAAAGAAAATATTGTAGATTTGCCCTCACAGCTTGCAAACATTATGGCTTTGCGCCCTGTAGAGTTTGACTACAAAGCAAGTAAAGGCCACCAAATTGGTTTTATTGCACAAGAAGTAAGAGAGATTTATCCTGATTTAATATCAGAAAACGCTGATGGTTATTTGAGTTTGGCTGGTTTGGATAAGAATGCTTCTCGTTTGATTAAAGCAATCCAAGAACTTAAAGCACTAGTTGATGCACAAGCAGTGCGTATTGCTGCACTTGAGGCTAAATAAAAGCACATGATTACTCATTACTTTTCTGATGGACTGTATGCAAAGGAAGCTAGGTTTCCTGCTGGCACAGCCATCTTGAAGCATACGCATAACTTCAGTCACTTGTCTATTTTGGCTGAAGGTAAGGTTGCTGTGTTGCGAGGTGACGAGATTGATATTGTGACTGCCCCTGCTTGTTTAGAGATTAAGGCTGGATTGATTCACGGCGTTAAAGCGATTACTGATTGTGTTTGGTTTTGTATTCATGCCACAGACGAGAAAGACTTGTCTAAAGTGGATGAGATTTTGATTAAAGGGGATTGATATGCCTATTAGTGCAGTATTAGGATTTTTAGGGGCAAGTGAACAAGCTTCCGCTACTGAGTCGGCGGCAAATACATCTGCCAACGCTCAACTTGAGTCGGCTAGATTAGCGGCTGAAGCACAAAAGTTTCGCCCTGTTGGAATCACGACACGATTTGGTACATCTAATTTCCAGATGTCTCCTGAAGGCTACTTAACTGGTGCTGGGTATGACGTTAGCCCTGAACTAAAGGCTTATCAAGATCGTTTAGCGGCTCTAACAGGCGGTGCTTTAACACAAGCAGAACAGGCACAACAACAGTTTCAACCTTTGTCTCAGGCGGCTGGTGGATTGTTTGGTTTGGGTCAACAGTATCTTGCACAGAGTCCTCAAGATGTTGCAGCTAAATACATTCAACAACAACAAGATTTGCTTGCTCCTAGTCGTGAACGTCAGATGGCTCAGTTGCAGAACCAGTTGTTCCAACAAGGTCGTAGTGGATTGTCTGTAGGCGCTACAGGTATGCGCCCTAGCGGTATGGCTGGATTGGGTGCTACTACACCTGAGTTAGAAGCCTATTACAACGCTATTGCTCAACAGGATGCTCAGTTGGCTGCACAGGCACAGGCTGAAGGACAACGTAATGTTGCGTTTGGTGCTGGTTTGTTTGGTACTGGTGCAGGGATGTTAGGTCAGTATCAAGCTGGTCAAGTTGGCGCATTAAACCCATTCTCAACTTACTTGGGTGCTGGTTCAACCATTGAGTCCCTTGGACAACAGCCTTTGGACATTGGCGCTCAATTGGGTGGTAGAGCCGCTACTGCTGGTGCTAATGTTGGTCAATCTTTGTTGCAGGGTGGTATTAGTGCCGCTAGGACTCAACAAGCTGGTCAAGGAGGAAGTCCTTTAGGTGGTTTGTTGCAAGGTGCAGCTAAAGACCCAAGACTGCAAACTGGTTTTGAGAATTACTTTTTGAACAGGAATATTGAAGGCGCACTTCCTGCATCTGCAAATCCATATGGCAATCCAATGGGTCAAGACCAAATGACTCGAATGATGGGCGGATACTATAACCAACCAGAATCTTCATTTTTTTATGATGGCTCATACGGCCCTTAAGGAATAATCATGGCATCAGACATTCTCGGTTTATTTACTACTCCTGAACAGTACCAACAGTCTCAGCGTCAAGCACAAGAGGCGCAAGCTATCCAATATGCAAATCTCAACCCACGAGCGCAAGCTGACTATGGTTTCTTTCGTGCTGGTCAACAGCTAGGCGGTGCTATTGGCGGTGCTTTGGGTGGTCAAGACCCTCAGTTAAAGATGATCTCAATGCGTCAACAGTTGGCTAGTCAGTTAGACCCAACAAATCTTGATACATATAAATTAGTTGCTCAAGATGCTGCTAATAGAGGAGATACACAATTTGCTATGGCTGTGGCTGATGCTGGTCGTCAAGCGGCTATTCAGGTTGCTCAAGCCAATAAAGAACGTCAGTTAGCTGTTCCTGCTGACATTCAAAAATTACAGATGATTCCTCAGATTCAGAATGCTATTGCTCAATATAAGGCAATGGAGCAAACGCCTGAAGTAAAACAACAGATTTCAAATCTTGAGACTATGTTGTCAACTATTGTTCCAAAGCAAAAGACAGAAGCAACACCTAATGAGATTCAAATTGCAACTAAATTTGCTTTACAAAAAGGCGCAGAAGGTACGACAGAATTTAATACAGAATTTAATTCTCAACTTACCCGTTTGACAACGAAAGAAACAAAGCCTTTGGCTAAAGAAGAAATTTTTGATTTGGTTGAAAAGATCAAAACGCTTGACCCAGTTAAAGATAAATTTGAGTATGACACTCTAAAAGCAAGAATTGAAAAACTTACTACTAAAGGTAAGTCTATAGAAGAAACTATAGGTGAAGGTTTTGGACTCCTTGGGAAAGCATTAGCCGCAGGACAAAAGAAAGAAGCTGAGGCTACTGGTACTTTTAGTGCTGAAAGTTTCAAAAACCTTGGCTCTGCTGTTGCCGCTTCAACTGCTTCTAGAAGAAATATTGCGACTCTTGAGTCAGCATTGCAAAACGCATTTACTGGTAAATTTGCAGAAGGAAAAGAATCTGCTGTCGGTGCTTTGATTGCTCTAGGTGTTCCAGTTGGAAGCGACTTAAAGAATGCAACATCAAATACTCAACTTATTCAAGCTATGGGTACTAGATACATCTTCCCGTTGGTTAAGAATTATCCAGGCTCTTTGGCGGCAAAAGAATTGGCAAGTTTGGAAAAAACTGCGCCTAATGCTTTGCAACAACCTGAAACAATCCAAAGACTTGTTAACTTGTTAAAAGTAGATTTGGCTGAGAACGAATATACATACAACAAAGCAAAAGAGTTTAAACAAGCAAACAAAGGTTCATTAATAAACTTTAATGAAGCTGATTCTCGTATTGACTTCCAAAATAAATTTGGTAGATTGCAAGAACTTGTCAATGGTGTTAAGCGTAAGAAAGCTAAAACAAGAGAAGAAGACGCAGAAATCAACCAGTTGAAAAAAGAACTTGGTATTGGAGGCTAAGATGGCTGATGAATATGATGTAAGTGCTATTCCTTTTGCCGATGAAAAATCTCAACAACCAGCGGTAGACATGAGTAAGTCAGTGATGAGTCCTGACTATCGCTCTCGTACTGCTTTTGGCGCACAAGAATTAGGTGGTCTTGCTGGCGCTTTAACATTTGGTGGAATTGGAACTGCTGTTGGTGGTCCATTATTAGGAATACCTGCAAGTGCAGCAGGTGCTGGTGTTGGTGGGTTTTTAGGTGAAACTTATGAGCAATACTCAAGAGGAGAAAAGCCATCTATTTCATTGGCAACTGATGCTGGCATAGAAGAAGCTGCTTGGGATTTGGGTGGAAATCTTGTCCTTAAAGGACTAGGCAAAACATTACGCTTTGGTGCTGATAAATTGGGCTTTACAGCTAAGGATGCGCCCGATGCAAATAAGGCTGCAGAAGCATTCCTACAACAATATGGTTCTTCTTTACCTGCAAGCCAAAGGACTGGTAAGAATATCTTCTCTGCATTAGAGGGTATTACTATGACTCCTGCTACTTTTGATCTTTTCAAGGCAAAGGAAAAGGAAATACAAGATGCCTTAATGACTGGTCAAAAAGATATTTTGAAGTCGTTGGTAAAAAGTCCTGAGTTAGATATGGCGTTGCGAACAAACACTTCAGCGCAATATTCATCTGGTCAAATTTTGCAAAACTTCATTAAACAAGGTGAAGATTCTTTAAGCAAAGCTGTTGACCCCATTTATAGAGATATTTTTACAGACAAAGCATCTCGTGTCTCAATGTTTAGCGTTAGACAGTATGCTGATAAATTGTTATCAGACCCCGCTGCATTGACAAAAGGTCAACGAGCAATTCTTGAAGAAATGAAGACATTACCGCCTCAAGTTGATGTTCCTTTGTTGCATCAAATTCGTAGTCGATGGCTTGCTGAAAATCGTGATAAATATTCTTCTCGTGTCTCTAGCGAGAAAGACTCTCGTGCAGCTGGAACAATATCAGATTTGATTTCAAAGTTTGATGAAGCAATGGATTTCTCTGCCAACACTACTCTTAGCAAAGACTCATTGAAAAAATATCGTGATGTAACTAAGACTTATCGTGAGGGAATACAAGGACTTCAAACTGATTCCATACAAGAAGCATTGACAAAGAATGCTGAAGAAGTTGGTGGGTTTTTGTTTGCTGCTGGGAAAGAAACTACAATTAAAGATTTGTATAAATCGGTTACTGCCGCATCAAATTTATCTGGTAAACCTTCAAAAGATATTATTGATTCTTTAAGGTATGGATACCTTGAGGCAATGACTAATACGCCTGAAAATATGTTGAAGTTTGCCAAGAATTTAGAGCAAGACAAGGCATTTGCAAATACATATAACAGACTATTTAGCGGAACACCTCAAGATGCCGCCATCAAGCAAATGAATGAAGGAGTTAAGTTAGGATTGGTTGAGGCAAAGCCTATGGCTGGACTTAACTACAGAACAACTGCCGCTGCTTTAAATGTTTTAGCTCCAACAGTAGGGCTTGGATATTACTTTCTTTTGAGTCCTGAACAACAACAGAAAATTACTGACAATCTTGGCTCTGCTGCTCTTGCTGGTGGCTCTCTTGTGTTATCTCAAAGAACACTTGCCAAGGCTCTGCTAGACCCTAAAGGTGCAAAAGCAATTAGGTATTTATCTACAGCACGGGATAAGTTGACTTCACCAACAGCTTTTACTAAATTAGTTGTTGAACCATTGTCAAATATTATTTCTGCGGAAGAAAAGCCTATTCAGTTGCGTGATGTTCAAAATGAATTTGATGTTTCTAACTTCCCAATAAAGTAAGGAAACAAAATTGATCCAATCTCTATTTGTCTTCTTGCGGCTGGTTTGGTCAAAAACATCCAAGCTGGCTGTGACCTCTATAAGCAAGCTAAAGAGCAGTTTGTCTCTATTAAGCGCACTGCTGATGAAGTTGTTGCCATTGGCAAAGAGGTTAAAGGAATTTGGGGTACGTTGCGGAAGTTATTTGGCGGTAGTCCCAAGCCAGAAGTTGCAAAATCTGTATCAAAGGTTAAAAAGTCTGACTATGTTGCTGTTGACGAAACTCAAGTCAAAGCTGACATCGTTAAGAACCTGACTGAGTTTTTCAAGCTACAGGAGCAGTTAGAAGCGCATATCAGGGAGTCAGAGGAGAAGGCAAGGACTGTAGTTTTCTCTGATGATGTGAACTTGATGGAAGAAGCCCTAAACAGGGTTTTGGCGCAGCAAGAGATGGAGAGGTTGGTAGTTCAGATTCGTGAGTGCATGGTCTACCAGTCACCTCCTGAGATGGGTGCTTTGTATTCTGAGGTGTTCAGCATGAGAGACATCATTGCTGGAGAGCAAGAAAAGGCAAGGAAGAAGCGAGATGCAGAATCATGGCTACGAAAGGAAAGGGAGCGACTCCTAGCAGAAAAACAAGCGTACCTGTTGGTAGTTTTCCTATTCCTCCTGTATATATGGATGCTAATAGGTCTGGTAAGCAAGATTGGGAGAGCGTAGTGGGATGGATTGCTGCTTGTGTTCTTGTCGTATTGCTGTTGCCAATTTTGGGTATGATTTTGTTTGAGACTCTTGAAGCAAAGTATGAGGTCAAGCAACAGGTTGAGAAGGTTGAACAGCTAAGAAGACAGATTGAGAACTCTGAAAGGAAGAAGAATCGTGACAAAGAGCCTAATTCTATTAGTGACCATATTGTGTTTGACAGGGTGCGAAGACCGCTTCCGCTACAAGTGCCAAGACCCAAAGAATTGGAGTGAGCCTGATTGCAAGCCCCCAGTTTGTACCGCTACAGGTACTTGTCCAGAAATGTTAGTTAAACCTGAACAGGAGAAGAAATGATGGCTACAGTTGGATACAAACCTAATAACCGCATGACTGCTGAAGAAATTGAAGCTAGGGTGTGGGCTTTTGTGATTATTTGCCTGATATTGATTCTTCTTGGCTCTGTAGCCATGTTTCTTTACGCATTGACTTACGTCACTCAGCCGATGGCTGGAATGGCTCCAATAGACAAGGTTTACACACAGCAGATTTCGACCATCATGGTGTTCATTACTGGTGTGTTGGGTGGTGTTGCTGGTAGGTCTGGTGTTAAGGCGATAGCTACAGCTACAGCCAAGGCAGAAGCTACTGATACTGATGAACCTCCAAAGCCATGAGTTTGTTTAATCCTTGGGTAATCTTAGGGTTTGTCTTGTCTGTAACCATGTCTTTTGGCGGTGGTTACTTCAAGGGCAAGCATGATGAGAATGTCTCTCAACAGCTAGAGATTGCTCGTTTAAACGCTATTGCGAGGACAAAAGAGGCGGCATTGACAACCGCCGTGACATCAACAGCCACAGCATTAAGGACATCAAATGATAAAGCAAGACAGATTTCAAAAGAGCGTGATTTGGCTATTGCCTCTGGTGCTCTCAAGTTGCGGCTTCCTGTCAAAGCCCCCGTCTGCCCCGTACATACCGCCACAGATACCCCCGTTGCCAGCGGAGATAGCGTTCAAGCAACAACCGAACTTGACGGAGAGACTGCTAAATCTCTTGTCGCCATCACAGACCAAGGAGATGCCAACACCCGCCAACTGAACGCTTGCATAGATGCCTATAACTCTGTTTACCAAACCCTGAAAGGAACAAAATGACTCAATTAAGTGCCAATTTTTCACTACATGAAATGTGTAAGTCTGAAACTGCTATACGCATGGGCTTTGACAACACCCCTGACGATGAGGCTACAGAGAACCTTAGATTGCTGTGCGAGAAGGTCTTACAGCCTGTTCGTGACCACTTTGGCAAGGGTGTAAAGGTTAACTCAGCTTATCGCTCTCCTGAGTCCAATGCGGCTGTTGGCGGGTCTAAAACCTCTGACCACTGCAAGGGTATGGCAGCAGACATTGAGATTCCTAGTGTCGCCAATGCTGATTTAGCCCAATGGATTATGGACAATTTGGACTACACCCAGTTAATCTTAGAGTTCTACACACAGGGTATTCCTGATTCTGGTTGGGTTCATGTTTCTTATGACCCTAACAACCTCAAAAAGCAGGAATTGACTGCTGTTAAGGTGGCAGGGAAGACTCAGTATCTGAATGGACTACAGGCTTAATTAGCCTCTTGCAGAAGTGTTTGGGGACTAGATGTTCAAAGAACATCACTTCCCCGCACTTCTCGCATAGCCATGCCTCACCTCGGTCTATCGTGGTTACTTTGTTGCCACGTTGACCATTACGTCTGCCATAGAAGGTTCGTATCTTGCGAATCATTTGCTAAGTTTAGCCTTTGAATAGATAAAAAAATCACGCTTTTCGGTCAAGGCAATACGCTCTCTTGCGTTTTTACCAAAGGCTTGACCAGCAGCGAATTGTCTGAGTTCTTTATCTCTTGTCCAAATACTGGGTTCACCTTTCCAGTCAAATACGTTCTTCTTAATCATCTTTACCCCATTTTTTACATAATTGCTTTACTGTCTTACTTTGCTTCTTAGGCTTATCACATATTGCACTTACAGATTTCTCTTTAGCTTTTACCTGTAACTGCCAAGATGTAAGAGGTTTAGGTGTATCAGGAAAGAGAGTAGTCCATCCTGATATTCCCATCACTGCACCAAGGATGAGTCGGTCAAGCATAGTCACCCTCTCGTGTGTGTTTTGACAGTCGATTCTCTAGTCGAGCAATGCGCTCCTCGTTGTACTGTATGGCAGCATAAGCATACTCAGCGGCAGTTTCAGCTTCTAGTTTGCGTAGATGGGCTTCCTGTAGTTCTTTGGCAATGACTTCATGGATGGTTCTTGCCCTCAAGATGTCTTTGACATACTTGATTGTTGATTCTCTGAAAGTCATTTCTTCATTACCTCGGTGTAGCCGTTCTTTTGATTGAGTTTGGCTTGTTTATAAAACAGTGAACGGCATAACTTTGTGCAATATAGTGTCTTGCCATATGGAGTTGATTGTTGAAATACAGAATGACAACACTCACACCTTCGCATTGGCGCATTACCCATTAATGCCCTTGCTTTTGCACGATGCTCCTTTGCCTCAAGAGAATCTCTATGTTCGTGACCAGCATTACCATTTTTATCTATAGTTCCCCAATAAGATGAGTCCATTGCAACACCAACAAGAGCCCTTTCTCTCAATCGTTGTCCTGTGGGTTTTGAGACAACGCCTGTTGATTTGTTAAAACCTGCGGCTCTTTTAAATTCAGCAGCAGTAATGCCATGCGCTGCATTCATATGTACTGAAAGATGATGTCCTTGCCAATCGCATCCAATAACTGTGCAAGTCAACAAATTACGATCAAGAAATCCGTCATACCCTTGAGGCAATGCCATTCGATCAGGACTTGCAATTTGTCTATCAAATCTTTTTGCCATGTATGCCCGATAACAAATCTTGCTGCAATATTTCTTTTTCTTTTCGCATTTTTTTGCATAAACAAGAGTTCCACATTCAAGGCATGGTTTTTCTTCTCCTGTTCTTTGTGCCTTTATTCGTTTGGCAACAGATTCAGCCTTAGTTGCTTTTTCTCTAGAATCTGCCAGCATTTCGCTAAACTGTCTTGATCCTGTGTAGCATTTCATTCCACAAAACTTTGCCTCTCTGCGAGAGAAAAAATCTTTCTCACAAGTTAAGCAAGCGCCTCTATTTGGAATTGGTTTACTAAATCTTTCACTCATAAATGCTTTTCTGCAAGCATCTGAACAATATGAGTTTCTTCCCTCATACACAACTTTTAAGGCTTGTTTTAAAGAGCCAGAAAAAACACCTTGGCAATGATTGCACTTCAGCTTATCTTGAATTTCCTTGGCTAATTGTGCTTTCTTCATTTCTTCATGCTTTCAATGTAAATTGCCAAACCATCAATGGTGTCTTTACCAAAGCTAGTTAGCTTTCTGACCTCTCTAGAAACTTCTTCAATGACGTTATTGCGTAGTTCATCGTAGAACTCTTGTGCAGACTTGGGCTTAAGAAAGTTTGCTTTGACAGACTCTTGGCGTTGCTTGGCTTGTCGTTCAATCTCGTTGAATGCTTCATCTTCTTCAGTCATTGTCGGCCTCGTTTTGTAGTAAATAGAGTGTCCAAATAAGGATGACCCCAAATGTAATCACAATAAATGCACCAAAAGCCATCAACATAAAAGTAACGAGTACATCCCACATTAGACTGCTCTCCATTCACGCTCATTGCGCCCTGCTGAAGACTTTACTGTTCTGCCTGTCAACTCAATCAGGTTCATCTTCTGCAACTCGTTTAAACGCCTTGCAACTTGATTTCCCTCTAACCCGCTATGTCTGGCTATCCCATCCTTTCCAAGCGAGCCATGAGCCTTTAAACAGTCCACAATGGTGCTGAAGTGCTTGGAGGCCAAGTCTTTGGCAGCATCAGCGGCTTCATAGCTGGTAACTGGGTCGGAACTCCGTACCCTGTTAAATATTGGCAGGTCAAAGAACTTCTTTACGCCGCCACCAAAATGTGTGTCATCTAACGAACTCATCATCAACTCCTATTAAGTTAGTGTGTGCTTACTTACAAATGCAGTCTCTCCCGCTGTCACCACTTCTGTATATTCACCCTGTGGTTGGCTGTTTAGAAAGACTTACAACCCAAATTCACTCATGGGGGAGTTGTAAATCAACACATATACAAGATGTCCTTGATCTCCCCACAATTTAGAAAGGTAAATCTTCATCCATATCTTCAATGGATGACTTCTTTTTAGGCGAGGAAGTGTTAGCTTCTTCTTTAGGACTTACTGCTAAACCCATGAATTTGCCTGTCTTTCCCTCTTTAATCCAAGCTGATAGCCAATAGGGTTGACCATCAACTGTAATGTTGCCTTTGTAGTCGGGCTGGTTTCCTGTTTCTTTCTTGTCGTTCTTAAACAAGACACCTGAATTGTCACGCTGTTCCATGTTTAAACCTTTATTTCATTGAGTTTTTTAACTTTGTCATCCACTTCTGAAAGAAACTGGATAACCTCTTTTTCGAGTTCTGCAATATACATATCATTGCGCTCGATTCTTTTGATGAACAGTTGAAGGTGTTCAGGCATTCGTGGGTCGAAACTCACAAAGTCGCACCAACTTCTGTCCGCACAC